CCATTTTTATATGCATGGAATGATGATAAACATATTGATGATTCTATTATTTTAAATAATAATATTCCTGTTTATATTTCAGTTGATTTTAATGTTAATCCATTATGTGCATTAATAATTCAGAATATTGGTAGAGACACTAATATAGTTGATGAGATTAAAATAAATAAAGGAAGTGTTGATGCTTTTTGTGATTATGTTGAGGGATATGGAATACCAAATGGATTGATTAGAATAACTGGAGATGCTATGGGTAAAGGTTCATCAATACAACAAAGGGATAATTCATCAGCATACACGCAAATAAAACGTCGATTAAAATTATCTGATAGTCAAATAATAATACCAGGCAATCCAACTCATTTTAATTCTAGAATTGATTGCAATAATGCTTTAAATAAATTAAAGATTAAAGTTAATTCTAAGAAATGCAAAGGCTTTGTATTTGATGCTAAACAAGTACAATGTGATAGTGATGGAAAAATAATTAAATCAAATAGAAATAATTTGGCTCAAAGAGCTGACTTATTGGATTGTTTTAGATATTATGTCAATTCAATTATTAAAAGATATTTATAATTTTGTTGAATATAAATAACATGAATTATGTGTCAATGCAATAAATGTTTTAATTCAGGAATTATAGTTGACTATTGCAATAATGGAATTAAATTTGGTAGTGGACCTATAAATTCTAATTTAGTTGTTGATGTGCAACATAATGCTACTAAAAAGATTCAAACATTTGATGTGGTAAGTGATGAATTTGGAATGGTTGAAATTACTAATGTCAAATTAGATTCATTACAAGGTTATACAATAACATTTCGTAATTGTAATAAATTTAATATTTGTGAAGTTGAATATGATTGCATTACATTTAAAGTATCTAATACTTCTAATTATATTTTAGAAAATCCAATTAATTTAATTGAATGCTCATGCGAAGAATTAAATCCATAATAAAAGGTTGGTGGTTTTTAATTACTGACAATAAGACTACTAAATTAATTTCAGAACCAAGAATTAAAATTTGCAATCGTTGTGAATTTAAAAATAAAGCAACTAATTCATGTAGTTTATGTGGATGCTTTATTCCTGCTAAAACTAGAGTAATTGAAGAGGAATGCCCAAATAATTTGTGGTGATGTTTATATCATTAGACACAATTGTGTATTTAGTTGATAATTCTATTGATGATGAAGAGATAAGGAGCCTGACGTCACAGGAAGTTGGTTCTACTAAAGCAATAATAGCTATCAAAGATATAAGTTATGCATATCAAAGAAAAGATAATAATAATTGTCAATTAATATTTACTAATGGGCATTCCATTGAAACAAAAGAAAGCATAAATGAAATTATTGAAAAAATTAATAAAGCGTCTTTATTACAAAAAATCCAATAATAAAATACTCGAATATAATTTAGTTAAACTATTCGAAAAAGATGGATTTAATTATTATAAATTTCCAAAAGAAACTAATATGCCACTTGAAAGATTTGCAATGGCTATGGCATTATTAGAAAGATTATCATGTGGAATTAGTGGTAATGAAATGGAAAGCATATTAAATAAAATGGAAGAAGCATTGTCAAATGGATTATCAAATCCAAAAAATGCTGCTTTAATTGCTGCTTATATTCATGTAATTAGAGAAAGACAAGACACTGTTATTCATAGAGATATTTTATTAAATATTGCTGCAACTTGGATTATTAGAGAAGATGAAGACCCAACAATTATTAATGATGATATTCATAGAAATAAATTAGAAATATTTGAAGCGATGTGCAAGGAGGGGTCGCATGATTTTTTTACCAAAGCGCATATAGAGCCACTCGTTCCATTGCTAAGTATTACTCGAGAAGAATTTCAGACATTGTGGGAATACAATTTGAAGCAAATAAAAAATCTAAAGGATATTCTCAACCGTTTGAATACTCACCTAATTACAGAAGCTCGAAAGTTAAAAGCCAATTAAATGAAGCGGCAATGAATATTGTTGATGCTAATATTTCTGAATTTAATATGATAAATAAATCAACAATAGATTTATTTTTAATTAAATTTGAACACAAATATAAATCTCAACAAAGTGGCAAAGGTATTAATAACTTATGAAGCCGATTCAACTAAACTAAAAGAAGTTGTAAATGAGGTAAATGCAATAAATGATGAAACAGTTGATAGTGCTAAAAAGGCTGCTCAAAAATATATTAAATTTTATAGGGAAGCTGGAGCTGCTGCTGCTAGTGCATTTGGTGGAAAAGAAGTACAAAAAGGATTAGATGAGCAAGGCAAAGGATTTGATGGAATAGATAAAAAAGGAAAAACATTAACTGGCCAATTAAAGCAATTAAAACAAGAATTAGCTTTATTGGAACAACAAGGAAAAGATAACACTGCTGAATTTCAAAAGTTATTAATTACAGCAGCTAAATTAGAAGACCAAATTGGAGATACTAGAGCTAGAGTAAAACAATTAGCTTCTGATACATTTAAATTTGATGTTGCTGTTGAAGCTATACAAGGTGTAGCGGCTGCATTTTCAGTGTTAGAAGGAGCTCAAGCTTTATTTGGAGAAGAAAATCAAGATTTGCAGAAAACAATAGCTAAAACTCAAGGAGCATTAGCATTATTAAATGGTGTACAACAATTAGCTGCATTATATTTAGAGCAATCAAGAATTAAAACATTATTGCAAACTGTTGCTCAAAAAATAAATACTAATATAACAAATACTCAAGCTGCATCATATACAATATTAGGTCGTTCAGTTACAATTAGTGCTAATGCTTTAAAAATATTTAAGGCTGCATTAGTGACAACTGGTGTTGGGGCTTTAGTTGTAGCTTTAGGATATTTAGTTCAAAAATTATTAGAAACAAGTGAATCAAGTAAAGAAGCTGCTGAAGAAGCTGAAAAAGCTCAAGAAATATTTGATAGAGTAAGCACTAATGCTAATAATTCAGCAAATAGATTAAATAATTCAAAAATAGCATTATTAGAATCTCAAGGTAGATTGTCTCAGTTTGCTTCACAGAGATTGCAAGAGGTGAATAATTTAGGAGTTGCATTAGAAAATAATGATAAAGAAACTAAAGATGCTACATTAGCACGAGAAAAAGAATATAATGAAACTATTTTAAAATTAGATAAAGATAAAAATAAAGGTTTAATTGAATTAGAAAAGAAATTATATGAAGAAGATTTATTTAAGATATTAAGAACGGGAGCTGCAAATGAAGAAGCTATTAGAAATGAAAGCAAAATTAAAATAGCGGATATTAGAGAAAAAGAAATAGAAGAGCAAAAACAAAAAGCCGAAAAGGCTAATGAATTAGCTAAAAAAGCTGCTATTGATAGATTAAAGATAATTCAAGAAGGTTTAAAACGAGAAGAAATATTAATTGGAATAAGTGAAGAATTAAAAATTAAACAAATTGAAAATAATGCTAATATTGAAAAACAAGAGGCTAGAAATTCAATTAAAAATGCAGAATTATTAAATGCTACTTTATTAAGAATTGAGGCGGAAAAAAATTTAGAAATTGAAAATACTAAATTAAGTTTTGCTAAAAAAGAAGCAGACAATGAGATTAAGAAAATAGAAATATTAAGCACATTAAAAAGAGCTTCATTAAATGATGAATTAAAATTAATTGAATTTAGAGCAATATCTTTACAGAACGATGCTAAGATTCAAATTAAAGATAAAGAAGAATTAGAATTAAGATTAAAAGAAATTGAGGTTAATGCATTAAATGAAAGAAATGAAGTTCAATTTAATTATAATAAACAATTATCTGAATTAGCGATATCACAATTAGAATTAAATAAAGCTTTAGGAGATGAATCAATATCAAATGAGATTGGTTTAATAAATCAAAGGTTCTTATTAAGAGAACAAGAATTAAGAAATAATGCAGCCAAAACAGTAGAAGCACAGCAAAAGTTAAATAATGATTTACTATTGCTAGAGCAGGAAAGATTAACTGAGGTGCAGAAAATAAAAACTGATGCTATTGTAAATGATATTGATATTGAGAATACTAGATTAAAGACATTAATTGAATTAAATAAAGCTTCAATAAGTGATAGAATAAAATTAATTCAAAATGAGGCTGACATTAAAAAATTAAGAATACAAGATGAAATAAAAGATGAAAAGAAAAAGAATGCTGAAATTGAATTAATAAATGCTCAAACTGAGAATGCTATTAGACAAGAAAGAAATAGGTCGACAATTGAAGGGATTCAAAAAGCAGAAGAATATATTGGTGAAGTACAAAATATATTTTCAGCATTAAATGATTTATCTAAAGCTAATACTGAAGTACGCATAAGTGATATTGAAACACAAAGCTCTGCTGAATTAGATGCTATTAATAGGGCTCAAATAAGTGAACAAGAAAAACAAAAACAAAGACAAGCATTAGAATTAAGAACAAGTAGAGCAATAACTCAAGAAAAAATTAAACAAGCTAAAAGAGATAAAGCATTAGCTATATTTAATGCTGCTATAGACACTGCTGTAGCTATATTGAAAACTGGAGCTCAATTAGGTTATCCACAAGCAATTCCATTTCAAATTGCAGCTGGAGTTGTTGGAGCTATACAATTAGCAGCAATTAATGCTCAACAATTACCTAAATTTAAGAAAGGTGGATTTGTGAAAGGCAAATTGCATAGTGAAGGTGGAACAATAATTGAAGCTGAAAAAGGAGAATTTATTGTTAATCGTTCTCAATCATCTAGATATAAAAATGAATTAGAAGCTATTAACACTTCAGCAAATGCATTTAAAAAATTAGTTAGTGATAAATATATTAGACCAGCATTAATTGATTTTGCTTCAAATTCAAAAAGTTCAAATCAAATTATTAAAGCAACTCTTAATTCTAAATCAATGGAAAAAGAAATAAAAGCTTTAAATAAAAAGATGAGCAATAAAAATATAATTATAAATATTAACCAAAATGATTCTCGTTATTCATGGCAGTAGACATTAGATTTATTATTGATGGCGTAGATAGAGGTCAACCGCTAAACCCTAATGACTTCTCAATTAATATTAATGAAGAGATTTCTATCAATACAAGAATAACTTCATTTAATAATGATTTATTATTTAGTGGAGATGTTTATAGTTATTTATATCAAAAATTAAAAATTGGAGATGCTTGTGCTTTATCTGAAGTTGTAGTTCAATATTATTGCAATAGCAATTGGAAGGAATTAGTCAAAGGGTATTTTGTTATTTCTGAATGTCAATTTGATTTAGAAAAATGTTTAGTGAAAACTAAATTATATGATAGAATATTTTCAACTAAAATAAATAATAATAAATCAATTAAATTCTCAACAGCAGCAACTGTAACAAAGAATTTAATACCCATAACAGCACCCAGAGTTATAATGTGCGATGTATTTAATCCAGCAAATGGAACTTATTATACTCAAAAAGCAAATGTTACTAGTGTTTATTTGGTATTTGAACATTTAGTAAGATGTATGAGTGATGATTTAGTAGACTTTGCTTCTAATTTCTTTTTTAATAGAGCAGAAAATGTTTCACCTTTGCCAAAATATGATGGGTTATTTGTTAGTAATGGCAAAGCTTTGTCAACTAAGTCTAATGTTGAAACAATGATTTCTTTTCAAGATTTATTTAATGCTTTAAATAAAAAATTTAGATTAGGAATTGGATTTGAAGTTCAAACAAATGGAAGACCATTATTACGTATTGAAGAAGCTGATTATTTTTTTGAGCAAAATAGTAATATTTATTTTATTGACCAGCCTAATATAACTTTACAATATGAAACAGCAGAATTATATGCAGGAATAGCTTTAGGTTGCAGTGAATATTATAATCAAAATGAATGCAATAATGGAGATGGTGGTTGCCAATTTGCTCAATTAACATATTATGGATTTAAAGAAGAATCATTTGGTTTAATAGGAGAATGTAATACTGGAGTGACATTAGATATAGTATCAAATGAAGTAATATTTGACCCTAATATAATTGAAGATTGTGTTAGATTTGGCAATGAATCATTTAATGATAATCCATTTATTATTACTTGTCAATATTCAAGGTTATTTGCTCCAGTAACATATTTTGCTAGTGCACAAAAGTTTGACCCATATAATATTGGGCAAACAATTTATAATGGAGAATTAAATAATGAAAATGTATTATCTAATTGGATAAATGGTTATCCACAATCAGTGTATAATTATATTTCTGGATTTTCACCATCATTAACAAATGTTACTTCTTATTTAAGTCCTCCACCTCTTCAGGCATTTGGAGCTATTGATTCAGAATACACGAGATTCAGCGAATTTTTTGGATATTATATTATTTGGGGTCAAACAACAAATGACCCAGGAAGCAACTTTATTAATGGAAGAGATTATATAGTTCCATATAATGGTATATATACAGTTAATGTATTTACTTGGGCGTTTTCAACTTTAGGAATTAGTAATGGAGCAATAATTATAAATCATAGGTCTCCTAATGAATCTACATATAATGATTATTTTGGAACATATCAAAATTTTGATGCTAATCAAGGGGTAGGCGAAGGTTTTTTTAGTGTAAATAAAACATTTGTAGCTTCACAAGGAGATAAAATCTCAATTGATTTTATAGCCAAAGCAGTTAGTGGAGCTACTAATACTATAGTTAATATTGATAATTTTAATGCGCAAACTCAAAATCCACAATTACAATTATCTATGTTGACTATTAGTGGAGAACCATTGCAACCAACTGTTTTGCAACCATACGACCCTAATGATTATAAGAAATTTGTTTATAAATTTACACGTAAATTAACTATGGATGAAATTACAACAGTAATTAATAATCCATCATTGCCAATATTTTTAAATTATAGAGATGATAATTATTCAACAATTAAAACATATATTAAAAATATTGATATTAAATCAATTGTTACTCAATCAGCTGATGTTCAATTAAAATCAAATAAAGTATTATAATGAGCTACGAATCAATTCCAAATCAACCATTAATATTTAGCGAAATAATTGAAGAAGGTTGCCCAGGTTGCAATTCCGATTTTACTCAATTAATCGATTTTAATGACCAATTATTTTATCAAATTGAAACAAAAGTTTGTGAAGATATTTATTTAAAATTTTATCAAGTTCAAACAGTTGGCAATTGGTTTGTTAATGGTTCATTTGTTGGTAAATCAACTCCAGACAATGGTATTTATAGTCAACAATATTATAGAAATGATTTATCTGTAGTATTTAAATTAAATATAACAATTCTAACTATTGAAGGAGAATTAAAATGTCAAATGACAATGGGAACATTTCAAACATTTAATTCTCCAGGCAATTATGAATTTTATTTATCTACAAATTCTTTAAGTAATTTAGTAGCATTTAATTTTAGTGGTTTAACATTTGCTGGTGAATTTATAGTTAATTCAATTGAAATAATACCAACCAATGCTCTATTCACTGGTTTAGTAGACCCTGAAACATTAACTCCAATAATTAGATTTAATCCAACATTAACTAGAAAAGACCAATATTTAACATGCGCAATTAATTTAGCTGATTATGAAATACCAGAAGGTTGCTATAGGTTAGCTTATGCTGATTATTGTGAAAATACTTGTTCTCAATATCATTTAAATAATCCATTATTTGTTTCTGATTTTGGAGCTAGTTGGAACTCTACTCCAATATTTGGTTCATCAGAATGGGATTATTCTTTAAATTCAGCTGAAATATTATTTAGTTTTGGACTTCCACAAGGTCAAACATTATTAAGTAATTCAAATGAATTATGTACTGATGTTGAATATGCTATAACTATTGTAGTATCTCAAATAAATGATTGTACTCTTCAATGTCAAATAGGTAGTCAATTATTATTTCCAATAATAACAAGTCCTGGCACATACCAATTTAATGTAACTCCTACTGGATTAGGTAATTTTCCTTCATTATTAGCTACAGATGATGCAGACCCTAACATTAGAGGGTTCGTTCAAGTTACTAGGTTTGACGTTAGAATGTATAAAGAATGGGCTGTTTATGATAAATATTCACCAATAGTTAAAATTGGAGAATATAATGATGAATGCAAATTTTTTAAAATAGAAGGTTGCAATGCTGAAAATCAATTTGGATTAGGATTTAGTGGTACTTCATTTTTGCCAGGAGTTAGATTAGAAGGTAGAAAATTTAGGCCACAATATTTAGCAGACATTGAATTATTTAAATATTCTTCAGGAAAAACTGTTACTACTTTTTATGATAGAAAAAAGAAATGGACATTTAATTTCGGTCGCTTGCCTGAATATATTTTAGATTTCTTAAGTACTATATTTTATTATGATAATTGCTATATAAATGGGTCATTATATGCGCCATCTGAAGACCAATTTCCTGACATTGAATATGATGACGCTGATAATTTAGGGAATTTTTCAATTGATTTAATTTCTAAAAATGAAAGAATTAAAAAGTCAATATGTTCAGCATCTGATGCTAATTGCCTTCCAACAATATTAGATATTAATGATGAACCATTTTTATTAAGTCAATTTGATGATAGATTAATTACTCAATCTAATATTAATTTATATCAAGAATAAATAATTATATTTGTAAAACTTTAATGCAAACGTAGGCATAATTTAATTCAGCCTAATCAATGAATTAATTAACAATTTAAATTTTAAAAAATGTCTTGCGTATCCTTTTGTTCATCAGACCTACCCGACCATAATTTAGTTGATTGTGGAGAGTATAAATTAGGTGGCGTTTCTGCTATTATTATTGGTGCTTGCGGCACTGAATTAGTTAATCCTTCAGATGATGAAGCTATTCAAAATTTAATTACCGCAGATTTAGCGGTCTTAATTAAAGATATTAGATTTTCTATCGCTGCTGGGAGTCCTATTACTGTTGATTCTCCAATTGGTTGTGGAACTCCTATTAGAATTAATGAAGACCGCACAGCAACATTATTTGATGCTAATGTCACTGATGAGAATGTTGCGTTTTGGAATGACATTAATAGTCGTCGTGTTGCTTGGATTTTAGCTTATTTATGTGATAGCAATAAAGTTATTTACATTGACCCGCCACAAGGAATTACAACTTCTGCACAATTTATAGTTCCAGAACAAAACAATGAATTGCAGCGTTTTGAGGCTACATTTAGTTGGAGAGACAAAAATATTCCTCTTCAATATCCTACCCCTCCTGGCGTATTTTAATTAATTATTTTTTTTTAGAAAAAAAGCCTTACATTATGTGGGGCTTTTTTATTTATTTTGTATTTATAACTAGTAATTAAATAATTATGGCTACTAAAAAAGTAAAAAAGCAAGAAACTATAATTGATGATAATTCAATTTCTTCTAAATTAGAAAATGATAATAATCAACATATTGATTTTATTATTAATAATGGAGTAATTATTGAAAGTGCTGATTCTATTTCACAATTAAATAATGATTTAAAATTTATTATTATAAAATCAATAAGCACATGGACTAAAGCTATTGCTGAATTTAAATCATTGAAAAAGCATTTAGCTAAAAATGGGGTTGTTGTTTATATCAAAGATGAAAATATTGAATTAAATAAATTTATTAATTATATTAAAAATAATAGGTATAATGCTGTTGAATTAGAAGAATTTTATTTTGTTCAATAAAGCAAAACTTAAGCAAAACTTAAGCAAAGTGAAAGCGTATAAGTATAAGTATAATTATAAATATAATAATTAATAAATGTTTTGTAGAAATAAAAATTGCGGTTCTCATATAATATCAAATCCATCAACTAAAGCGATAGCGTAATGTCATTAAACGTCTTAGAAATAAATAAAATTTTAAATGATTTTATTTCTAAATATAAGAATTGGAGTTTAAAATCATCTCAATCTCCTTATGACCATATAACAAAGGAGAGAATTAATGTTAGTAAATATCCAGAATATTGGACTGGATATAATTATGCTGCATTAATGTATGATTCAATTAAGCCACATTCAAGAGCAGACGTTTATCCAGAGCACTTATTTGCAGTGAGAGCTCCAAATCAAACTGAAGAGCAAGCAAAATATATTAAATCAAATTATAAAGCAATTACTTTAGGTGTATTTGAAGATTTTAAAGCGACAATAAGTAGAGCTTTTGCTGACCAAAATTGGAGCATTAGATATAGTGAAGAAAAGGATGTGAGATTTGGTGATGAAACATTTCAATCTTATGTTAATAATGAGATTGAAAATTATGGTTCAATTGAAGCTTTTGCTAAAAGCATGATTCCATCTTTAAAACTAGTTGATGCTAATGGTATAATAGCTATTTATCCTAATGATATTACTTACACTAAATTTGAAGATATCGACAATGATGATGATAATATCATAAATAATGATTTAATAAAACCAGTGCCACGATATTACTCATGTAAATCAATAGTTGGACAGGAATTAGGAAAATGGTACTTAGTTGTTAGTGAAGAAAAATCTATAATTAAATCAAACAATAAAGAAATTAAAGAGGGTTTAATTTTAGAATTATTTGACAATGAATATATTTATAAAATAAAACAAATAGGTAAAAAGTCAGATTTTACATTTGGTGAAATAGAAATTTATTTTAAGCATGATTTAGGATATGTGCCTTGTATTAAATTAATGGGTACTCCGCAATTAATAGAACAAACAATTGCATATCAATCTCCATTTATTACAGCAGTTCCATTATTAGAGCAAGCTTTATTAGATGAAAGTTATTTACAAATTAGTAAAGCCGGTAGTGCATTTCCTTTTATGGTGGCTTTAGGTGAAATTTGTGAATTTACTGATAGAGAAGGAAATAAATGTGATAATGGTAGAATATTTGATTCAATTAATGGCGGATATAGGACTTGTCAATCATGTGGTGGCAATGGAGTAAAAAGTAGGTTTAGCCCAAGTGGAGCATTATTAGTAAAACCTAAAACTTCAATGAGTGATGGAGACACTGGTATTAGTGGTGATTATTTGAAATTTGTTTCTCCACCAATGGACACTCTTTCTTTTTTAAGAAGTGAAATTGATTCATTGTTATTAAAATCAAGGTCAATATTGCATTTGCCTACATCAGATTCCGCTGTGTCAATAGGTGAATCACAAACAGCTACTGGTTCATTAAATAAATTAAGAGCATTACATGCATTTATTAAACCAATATCAGACCAAATATTTACTATTTATGAATTTGTTTTAGAAACAATTGGAAGAATTAGATATGGTGAATATTTTGGTGGATTTAATTTAGTATACCCAACATCATTTGATATTAATACTCCTAGTGATTATTTGGCTTTAATTTCTGAAGGACAAAAAGCTGGAGTAGCACCATCAATTACATTTGCTAATATGTATAATTATATTAAAGCAATTAATTATACAGATGAAGAAACAACAGCAATTTATGATTTAATTCTTGAAGCTGATGAATTATTATTAATGAATAGTGCTGATATAATTGCTAGAGTAGCTAATGGTTCAATTGAAAAATGGCAAGATGTGTTGCATTATTCAGCTCCACAATTAATAATGTATTTAATTAGAAATCATATTCCAACACCAGAAGCACCGAGATTCATTGATTTACCAATGAATGATAAAGTATCAATGCTTAAGCAATTGGCAGTGTCTAAGATTGCTGAGCAATTAGACCCTATTGAACAAATTAGACAAGACCTATTAAATGGCGTCAATTGATGAAATAGTAAAAAAGAAAATTAAATTATTAGAAGATACTCCAAATAAATTAATTACTGAATCTAAAAAGATTGAATTAAAAGTTTGGAAAGAATTACTTCCATTAATTAAAGACTTAGAAATTGATAGCAAAACAGGGGCTATAATTCAAAGTGATGGAAATATAAATAAAATAGCAACAATTACTGATGCTTTAAATACTTATTTAGCTGGAGATGAATATAAAAGTGCTATAAAAGATTTTTTAGGTGCTATTGATGAGAATGTTAAATTAACTAATGATATTGCTAAGTCAATTGAAAAAGGATTTGAACCAACTGAAGCTCAAAAAAGATTAATTCAAATAACTAAACAAAATGCTATTGATGCATTTGTTGGTAGTGGATTAAAAAATAATGTTACACGCCCATTTTTAGAACAATTAACAGCTAATATAGCGTCTGGCGCTACTCTTACTGACGCTGTAAATACTTTAGAAAAAATAATTATTGGTGATAAAAAAAATGATGGTAAATTATTAGCTAATACTAAAACAATTGCAAAAACAGCTCAAACAATTGCAAATAGTAGTTATAATGCAGCAATTTATGAATCATTAGACATTGAATGGTTTAGATATGTAGGAGGTGAAATACCAACCACTAGAGAATTTTGTAGAAATAGAGAAAATGGTATATTCCATAAAAAAGAAATTGAAATGTGGGGTGAAGGAGATAATAGTGGTGGAATTAATGATATAAAAAATGGAACATGGGCTGGAAGAATTGATGGAACAAATGAAAAAACTATATTTGTAAATAAAGGTGGATGGGAATGTAGACATGAATTTGTTCCTGTGAATATTAAACAAGTGCCAAAAGAAGTAATTGAAAGAGTAAAAAATGAAGGATTTATTTAGTAAAGAATATATAAAAATAGTTATGCCAGATGGCAAAATAAAGCAAGCTAATGGCTTAGTTAGAAAATATTTGTTATCAATTGGAGGAAGAGAGTTAATTTTACAACCTATAAATTTAAATTATGAAAATCAAACAAGAGGAAGCAGTGGAACTAGTGAAGTTCCTAAACCTAGAAGAGGCAGAAAGCCTAGAAGAAGCGAAAAATAAATTTCAAGAAAATTGGATTCAACAAAAAGAATTAAATTCTAAAATTGGCAAAATAACTGGCTCAATTAGCAATGTAACTCGCAAAGCTTTTGAACCTTTTGGTGTATTATTAAGTGAAGATGATTTTAAAGAGCAAAAAATAGAAGATGTTTTGCGTTCTGCTTCTGAAAAAGCTAAAATTGAATTTGAAAAGCAAAAAGAAGAGTGGGAAAAAAGAGCATCTAAAGATGGGTCAGGTGATTTAATTAAGGAATGGGAAAAGAAATACTCAACTTTAGAAAAGAAATACACGGAAATTGATTCAGCTAGGCAAGATGCTATTAGCCAATTTGAGAATTTCAAAGTAAAAGTTGAAGAAGAGAAAAAAGAATTAAAAATTAATTCAGTTTTTGAAAAAGAATTTGCATCAATTAAAGTAGACCCAACAGTAAATCAATTAACAATTAAAGGATTTAAATCTGATTTGTCTGAAAAATATGTTTTTGATGTAGATACTGATGGAAGTGTAATTGTTAAAGATAAAAAATCACAAGAAAGAATAAAATCTACAACAAAAGCCGGCACATTCTTAGGAGTAAATGATATTTTAATTAAAGAAGCTACAGAAGCTGGAATAATTCAAAAAAATCCTCATGCTGGAAAGCCAAATTTAAATAAAGGATATATTGTTCCATTAGAAAATAATAATAATTCAAATAAACAAAGAGGAGTTAATCCTAGATTTTTTGGAGGAGTATAATTATGCCTAAATACGAAGGTTATATGGTCACTACTTCTGATAAAGAAGGTAAAAAATATAAAGCAACTGATGAAGATGGAAAAGAAATCCATTTTGGAGCATCTGGATATAGAATAAAGCCAGGCACTGATGCAGGAAATTCATATTGTGCTAGAAGTTTTGGAATTAAAAGTGATAAATATAGCGCCAATTGGTGGGCTAGGCAACTATGGAGTTGTGAAGGTAAAAAATCAGTTAGTGACAAACCTTTTTTTGGCAAAATAGAATTATAAATAATTAATTAAATTAAATAAGAGCTCGATTAATTCGGGCTTTTATTTTTTTATTTAAAAATAAAAATTTAATTTTGTAATGCATTAAAGTAAATTGTAGTTAGCGGTAACTTAAAACGCAACGTAGGCCTAAATTTGCTAAGCCTAAATTAGTAATATAACCCATTTAATTTTATAAAAAAATGCCTATTTCTTCGATTTTGAGCGAATGCCCTAATATACAAATGGCGCTCAGTGAATTATTTATGGAAGTTGGACAACGCGAATCGTTGCCTTTTATTGAGTTTTTAAATTCTCCTGAAAATGTGAAAATGATTAAACAAGAAATTTCACCAGGAGGAGGTAAACTTAAAACAGTTGAAGCTCGTTGGATTCAACGTTTACCAGAAAGTGTTGTAGAAGAAGGTGAAGACATTCTAACTTGTACTTCAACTAACACTTACGGAGACACCACTATCACTTATACTTTGGATTCAACTGACACTTACATTGCTAGTCAATTAATTAAAGCTGATGAAATTGCTCGTCATTGCCAAGCTAATAATGTTTATATTATGGAAGCTATTATGCGATTGATGAATGCAATGGACCGCAAAATTAATTCAGTAGCAGCCACTCAAGCAGTTGCAGCTATTGGCAATTGGGGTACTGATGTTGAAAATTTCTACACTGTTACTGGTGATTGTCTTACAATTGCTACAATGAATGGCGACACTGAACCTAATCCATTTGCTTTAGCTGATATTACTCAAGCAACTCGCATGGCTAATTACCCAGGAGCTCCAATTGCATTTGGTGGTCCAGCTATGCAACGTTATGCTAATGCAGTACAAGCTGGTTGTTGTACACAATATGGCTTGGATTTAGCTACAATTACAGCCCAAAATGGATTTGGATTTGCTTATGATGCACGAGTTGCTGAAGCATTAAATAGTCCTAACAAAGCTTTAGTAACTACACCTGGAGCACTACAATGGCTTTCTTATAATTTAGCTGGTTGGAATAATGGTATGACACCAATCGCTGGAGCTAATTATACTAAAACTCAAGTTATTACTCCTAGTGGTGTTCCTTGCGATTTAACTTTAAAAGATGATTGTGGTAATTTATCAATTGTATTAACTACTGTTGGTAAAGTAATTTCATTACCAAATACAATTTATCAAGCTGAAGATAAATATGCTGGTGTTAATTATGTTAATTGTGTGACAATTGTAAACCCGTAGTTGGCTCGCAGTTTTTATTATCACAAGTTGATGATGAACTGTTGAGCCAAATAGGTGATAATTTAATGTCAGAGTAATTATTGAATAGGGGATAATTATATCCCCTATTTTTTTGTATATTTACAATTAAAATATTAATTATGTGTTATGAATCTTTAGTTGGTTTAAAAGGTTGCGGAGACCAACAACCATCAACTGGTTTATTTATTGATACATTAGGTATTAATGAATCTTTTTTAGCTCAATTAATAACAGACCAATATGATACTGGTTATGATTTATTTATTGATAAATTAAATTTATCATATAAAAGAATTAGCAATGAAATATTGAATAGATTATCACCAGCTCTAAAGTCAGATACAATAATTGAAAATAGAAGGATTGGTCAATTATTAACTAATTATAAAAATGTACAATCATCATTATCAAGTGGTGTGTATGGTGGTATTAGAGTTAAAATAAATCCAAATGAAACTTCATTTTTAAATTTCTATTTAAGCGATTTAACTTTAAATATAGATGATTCAAATACTAATCTTACTATTTATGTATTTGATTTAAATAAAATGAAATTAATTGAATCATTTATTTATACTCAAGGTTCAATATCTCAGTTTATTGGAAAGCAATATAAATCAGCTAAAAGAAAATTAGATTTAGCAATTGTTTATGAGCAAACTTTTGATGTTGCTAAAACAATAACTAAAAATGGTTCTTGCTCAACTTGCGGTGGTGGATTTAGATTTGCTCATATATGCCCTTTTGTTGACGCTATTGGAGTTAATTTATTATACGATGGAAATGAAGTCACTTCAGTAAACAATGTTATGTATACTTCTGGAATGAGCATAAATTATAATATTAATTGTGATAGAGAAAGTTTTATTTGCTCAATTGGAGGAAATATATCTATTGCACTGGCTTATTTAACTGCGTCTGAAATATATGATTATGCTTTGACTATTAGTCCAAATCAAAGAGTGAATACTTCTGTGATAATTAATAGAGGACAAAAGCCATTTGCCACTGCTGCCGCAGTCGAAGGTATAGTGGCAGCTAGAGATATTGCAGTTGAAAAATATAATAATGAATTAAGCAATTTAATTTCTAATATGAGATTGCCAGAAGATAATCATTGTTTTGATTGTAGAAAAAATATTAAGTATGTAGTGTCTATTCCATAATGTCTACAATAAAAGAAATAAAAAAGAAAACAGATGATTTAATTGCTGAATGGGAGCAAGATTTTGAGCCATTATATAGGGCTGTTGCTGATATTAAAGGCGAAATGTTTGTTAGAATATTTGGAAAAGGAAAAGAAGGAGGTTTTAATAGTGAAAATGTTGAACTACCAACTCAACCATATTCTATTAAGCCTATTTATGTTTCAAAAGTAATTGCTGGAAATAAAGGAACTTTTGTTAGTAAAAAGACAGGTAGAAAAGTTAAAAATAAAAGTAAGAATACAAAAAATGTAGGAACAAGAGATAGAGAAATTAAATCAGCTTATTTTCCTGGTGGTTATGCTCAATTAAAGCAAGTGTTAGGTAAACCACCATTAGAATTAACTGGATTTTTGCGTTCATTTTTTTTAAAAGGAGAACCAATAGACCAAGGTTTTAGTTGTTATATTGTTATTGATGATTCTCAATCTGGTAAAGTTGATGGTTTAGAAAGTAGATATGGAATAATTTTTGATATGACTGATGATGAGTTCGATAGGTTTATTGATTATCATACTACTTATGTAATTGAAGCTATTAATAATAAATTAAATGATTAAAAATGACAATACTTAAAACATCAATTGATTATTTAAATAATAAAATAAATGAAGCTAATATTTTTGATAGAATTTATGGCTTATGTGAATTAATTAAATCACCAAATGATAATTTTTGGGGCTATTATATTGGTAATGGACAATACGAATCAATAAATAATTTTGATGCTAATAATGCTACATTATTTTGGTCAAAACGTTCAACAGTTAATATCACCAAATTTGATAGTCTATCCACCACAGGTTGCATTCAAATGTACAAGACAATATTTCCATTAAACTTATATGTTATTGCAAATAAGAGTGCTTTAATATGTGATAATGAAACAAGTGCTGATTGGTTAGCTAATGCAATATTTAAATTAATATCAGGAAAAGATTCTATTTTTAAGAAAGAAATTTCTGTTTCATTATTCGAAGTAATTCCAATGTCATATTCGACTGAAGTAAAAAATATAATTTCAAATTATAATTATGCTACATTAGAAATGAAAATTGATATTGAAATTGTTTCATCATCAAAAGAATCTTGCTACGATTTTTGCATTTAAATAATAATTAATTTTAATTTTGTAAAAAAATAAAAATATGGCTGGCGTAAAAATTACTGATTTACCAATATTATCAACACCAAATGGCACTGATTTATTTTATATTGTTGATACAACTGGTAATGTATCATGTGCTATTACATTGGATGATTTAATTACTACTTTAAATTCATTATTAAATTATATACCATTAAAAGGGAATGCATTTACAGGTCTTGGTCAAGTTACTGGAGATATTGAGGTTGATGTTGCCGGTGGTGGATTAATGACTTTGCGATTTGTCAATGGAGATATAATTGGTCTTGGTGTAGATTATGGTGGATATAGTGCAATATCGTTTTACAATACAAGTGCAAATCAAACGGTTTATTTGTATAATAGGGGTGGTGATTTGTATATTGAAAACGTAGATACAGGACAAAGTACTGGAGCATTAATCGACCAAATACTTGGATTGAATGCGAATAAACAGAATTTTTCAAGTGGTGTAAATGTAACTGGGCAATTTGCACTAGGAGATGGTAATTGTGTTTATTATGATAATAGTAAGGTATATTTTGATAATGGCTTGGAAGCCTCTTATAGAGGATATTCAAAACTGCCGTCATACTATTTTATTGATTCTGTTTCTTATTTACAATCGGGAACGAATCCACCAACCGAACAACAAGTGTTTGAAACTCAAGTAGGGGATGGAATTGTAACCAAAACAATTACCTATGTTGCAGCAGGAAATTACAAATTAGTGTACAATGTAGGTTTAATCACATCCTATATGCCAAATGCAACATCAAAAGTAAAGGTTATTTGCAGCAATGGTAATGATGGTGATACTATAATTAATGTATTAGTAAACAATCCAAGTTTAAGTGTAATTGAAGTGGAGATATTTACAAGGAATGCACAAAATGGTAGTCTTTCTAATGGCAGACTTTCAAATACAATTATTGATGTAATGTGGTATGTATAGCATATCAGAAAAAGGTTTATCATTAATTAAAAGCTATGAAGGGCTTAAATTAGAGGCATATTTATGTCCAGCAAAAGTGTGGACAATTGGGTATGGTTCTACATTTTATTTAAATAATTCTAGAGTAAAACAAGGTGATAAATTAAATTCAATAAATGAAGCTAATTCATTATTACTTCATTCATTAAAAAATTATGAAGCTTGTGTAATTGCTGGAATTAAGAATGCTAAGATAAATCAAAATCAATTTGATGCTTTAGTATCATTTACATATAATGTTGGATGTGCTGGCTTTATTAGGTCTACACTACTTAAATTAATTTTAATAAATCCAAATAATGAATTAATTAAAGAAGAATTTAAGAAATGGAATAAAGCTGGAGGAAAAGTTTTAAATGGCTTAATTAAACGTAGAAAAGAAGAATACGAATTGTATTTTTCATAATTTTTTTTAATTAAATAAAAAATAACAACAATTTTTTTATCGCTTTATGAAACTATTATTGCTATAATTAATATAATTAAATATGATAGATATTAACAAGTATAAGAAATTATTCAAAGTAATTCTAGAATACTGGAATTATACTATGGGTAGTTTGATAATGCTATCATCATTAATATTATTAAGCATTGGTAAAATAGATAAAGAAACATTTTATATGATATTTGGCGCTGTTGCTACAATTGGTTGGCTGCCTAATAAAAGAAAGGAGGATAAAAATGGTAATTAATTATTTGACATTTTTAGATGAATTTAAAGGCAGAAAATTTGATACTACTTATCATGTAACAAGAAAAGAGTTGGTAAGGTTAGACACAAATAAAATTAATTGTGACACTATTCAAGAGATTAAATTGAATAATGCTAAAGAAATTAAACAATTAATTAAATTAGTAGAAAATAAAGAAGTTGAAAAGGTTAATAAAATAGATAGTGTAATTGAAACAAATAATAATATTATTGAATATAAAGAAGAAATTCAAATTCATAATAAAGATATAATTAAATTTGAAAATAAAAATGTGAATAATATGGGTCAAAATTTACTAAATATATCTATACTTTTCGCTAGCATTTCTTATGTATTTATTTCATATACAGCTTGGGGTTGTTTTTATAAAGAATTAAAAACTATATTTAAATAATATTATTTTTGTCTGTCCATTCTAGTTAGTTTAGTGTTTGTTTTAAATGCGATAATAGAAATGTTATCGCATTTATTTTTATTGTTATATTTTTACACTATAAAAATATAAGTCGTGGCAACTAAATATATTCTAGAAAGTTCATTAGACATTTTATATTGTGTATGCGATATTGATGGATTAATAATTACTAGCAATGATTTATTTAAAACAACTATAAATCATATTAGACCAAAGAAAATAACTCAGATTATATCTAGCGATGATTTAGATGACTTTATAGATTCAATTAATAAATCAATTGAGAATTATCCAGAGCCAATAAGAGTGTATAGCAAAACACCTCAAAAGAATGGTTCTTTAAAATGGACATTATGGAATATTTATTTAATAAATAATACAATTCATTTTATTGGTATTGAATTAAGAGATGTAAATTCAGTTACGCAGCAAGAATTTGAAAGACAAAAAAAATTAATTGAAGAATTTAGATTTATGTTGTCACATGAAATAAGGCAACCATTAACTTCAATAACTGGTTTAATTCAAATATTATTAAAAGACAAAGTAATAACAGATGAGGAATTTGATGAATTACTTTTAATGATTAATAAAAGTGTAAGTGATTTAGACCAATCAATATTAAAGTTAGTAAAAAAATTAACTAAACAATTATGATTGCTAATAGATATTTTAATTTAGACCCTAAAGAAAGTATATTAATAATTGCTATATTATTATTGATTGCATTATTAATTGATACTTGTGATAGGAATTATCAATTAAATGAAGACATTAAATATTTAAATAATGAATTAGATGATTATTCGGATTTAAATTCTAAATATGTAAAGACTATTTATAATGATTCATTAATTATTTATTCTCAAAAACAAAATATAATATCTAAAGAATTAGCAAATTCTATAATTGAAAAAAAGTATAATCAATTGCTAGCAACTAATAATAAAAATATTAATGAAATTATAGATTTAAAAACAAGAATTAAATTAAAATTTAAGACTGAATTAATTAATGCTGATGTTGATTCTAGTAATGGATTTGATTATAAAATAAAATTGCCTAAAGATTTTTTTAAGGAAGATAAATGGTATTCTATTAGTGGAAATATAAATAGATTAGGTTATTTGCAAATAGATTCTTTATCATTAAATAGTGGAATAATATTTATTCAATCAGATACACTAAGAAAAGGATTAATAAATAAAATATTAAATAAAAAAGATAATGTCATTAGAGTAAATATAGATAACCCCTATGTGAACATAAGTTCTTTAAGCAATATTTATATTAATAAACAAAAGCAAAACAAAAGAGCTATATATATAGCATTGTCTATAGGCGCGCTACTCGGGTACGTAGTAGCTAGTAAATAACATCAATGTTAAAAATTTCTAATTGAAAATCAATCACTTGTATTTTTTTTTGATGCTAAATGTAATACATATTCAGAAACAATATACTTTAGCAATATCAAAATAACAAACACTTAAAAACTTACACAATGAAAGCACAACTAAAAAAATTCAGAATTTGGAAGACTACCGAATTTGGATTAGGATGTTTTAACATCAAAGCGCACGATTTTCAAGACGCATTTAAGAGGCTTGGCAAAAAGGACAAAGCAAGCCTATCTGCATGGATTGAGGACGAAGACGGCGAGTCTATGACCTTTGCCCAAATACTTGGAATCCACGAACAATTTTAAACATTTAAACACTTACAAAATGAAAGCAACACTAATTTTTGAAAACGAAATCAAGTTTTACAAAGCAGTAGAATTGGTACAAAACTTGGTTGAAGACCAAACATTTGATTTTAATTTTGGTTTATCAATGGACGATAAACTTTACATAGGTGGAAATGATAATATACTATGTGAAGACGAATTGAATGAGATAATTGATGAATTGATTTTAATATTAATGGACAATTTAATTGATGTCAAAGAAATTAAGTTCAGTAATGACGAAAACTTTTACATGTAATTCACTAACTTTTTAAACACTCAAAACTAAATAACAATGGAAACAAATCAATTATTCGAGAAAACATTCCAAATTTTGGATGAAACCGGTACTAATTTTAAAGTATCAAAAGAGCAACTTTATTTTGGAAATGGATTTAAAGCTGAAGGACATTTTGGAATAATGCGTAATGACAATTCACAATGTCTTGGACGTGTTGGAGAGCGTTATACAATTTATCAAAATCATCAATTAGTTGAGCACTTAATTCAAGCAACTGAATTGCTAGATTTACAAGTTACAAATGGTGGTTTATTAAAAAATGGTTCTTATGTTTATTATCAAATGGAATTACCATCTGAATATATAGGCAAATCAGCAATCAAAAGAAGAATTACAGCACTTAATTCTCATGATGGCACTAAATCTATTGGCTTTGGCAGTAGTAACACTGTAGTGGTATGCCAAAACACTTTTCATAGAGCTTATAAAGATATGGAAAAAGCTAAGCATACTTATTATGTTGATGAAAAAGTAAATCAATTAGCTAATGGAATTAAAAATACAATTGAGCAAGATTTATTATTAATGGAATCTTTTAAAAGAATGGCTGATGTTGAATTAAAAGATGAAATGATTGAAAGAGTAATTAATAAAATATTTAATGTAAATGCAAATGATAATCAAAATGAAGTATCAACTAATAAAAAGAATAAAATAGTTGCATTTGCTAATTCATTAGAAACTGAAATTAATTTAGAAGGCAAAACAATTTGGGGATTATTTAATGCAGTTACTAGATATACAAATCATGTTGATGGTCCTAAAAGAAAAGATTCAATTGATGATTATTTAATGAATGGTAATGGTTATCAAATTAGCAATTTATGCTACGAAGAATTAATGTCTTTTATTGAATCAAATACAATTCAATTCGCAATTTAAATAAACAAAATAGGGAGTGAAATTAATCACTCCCTTTAATTCAATTTTAAACACTCAATAAAAAATACAATGGAAACAACTTTCGAAAACGTAGAGCAAATGGTCACTTTTTTCAAAGACAATGACAACTCTAATTATTATTACTATAATCATTTAACTGGAGTATTAATTATTTTAGTTGATAATGGTTGTGAAAAAGGAATATTCACTAGATGCGATTCTCGATGCGCTAATATTGTTAGACAATATCATAAAGAATTACTTAATGGAGTACCAAAAGAGTTTAGACTCTATGATGATTTAACTCACTCTGATTTTTTTGATAAATTAGGTAAAGTAGAAGTTGAAATATCAAGACAAATACCATAACATTAAACACTTAAAAACTAAATAAAAATGGAAACTAAAAACAAACATGTTGTAGGAGTAGACAATTTAAGATTTAATTCTCATCTTAAAAATAAAAGAATTGAATTAAATTATACTCAAATTCAATTAGCTAAAAAATGTAATTTGCACCCTTCGACTATAAGCAAATATGAAATTAATAGTAGTGTATTGTCACTTAATAGTTTAATTAAAGTTTGTGAGCATTTAAATATTGACTATAAAAAATTAATAAATTATTATTCAATAAATAATGAACAAAAAAATGTTAGAAATAATGTTCAATCTATAAATCATATTTTAGAAAAAGATGATATAATTACTATGTTAAAATTAGAAGGATATAAGATTTATAAACCAATTGTAACAACAACTTACGAAGAAATAATTTAAACAATCAAAATAAATAATCATGAATCAATTTGAATTAAACGCTCCAGTTGGTGGGCAAGGGAATCGCAAAATAGCTCCAGAAGGAATGCATATTGCTAGATGTTGTCAAATAATTGACTTAGGTACTAGTGAACAAGGTGGCAATTATCCTGGAAAAAAACGCAAAGTTAATTTTGTATGGGAGTTACCAAATGAATTAGAAATTTTTGACCCAGAAAAAGGTGCTCAACCATTTATCATTAAATCGCAATTCACTTTATCATTTAATGAAAAGTCTTCATTACGTAAATGTGTAGAAAATTGGGTTGGTAAAAAAATGAGCGACCAAGATGCTTCAAAATTTAATATTGGTAGTTTATTAGGTAAGCCTTGTATGATTAATGTAGTTCATAATAATAAAGGTGAACAAGTATATGCTAATGTTGGTGCAATTACACCATTGCCAAGAGGAATGGAATGTCCACAAGCTGTTAATAAGCAATTAGCATTTAATGCAAAAGTTCCTAATATGGAAGTATTTAATCAATTGCCTCAATTTATTCAAGATAAGATAAAGGAAAGCGATGAATTTATATCTTATATGAATAGTCAAATGAATAATATTGGCGTGCCACAGGTTGACTTCTCTAATCAACATCCAATAGATAACAAAGATAACTTTTTTAGTAGTGCCTTAGATGATGGCCCCCCTTTTTAATTAATTAATAAATGGGCGGTTAATTCCGCCCATATTTTTCAAACAAACAAAAAATAAACAAAATGACAACCACTAAATTAGCAATACCAATTCAAGACCTTTATGCAGCAATTAATTCTAAAATTGTATTAAATGCTCAAAATGTTTTATCAAATGCTCCTCAATTAATCAATGACAAATATGATTATGATTTAACTGAAAGTATTATGAGAACAATTAATGAAGCTATTAAGCACATAGAATCAGCTAGAAAAAATGTTACTATGCCATTAGATGCTTATAAAAAATCATTAATTGAAATTGAAAAAGAATCAACTCAATTATTTAATGACTTTATTAATTCACGCAAAAAAATGCTTTTAGAATATAATGAGCAATTAATTAAAAAGCAGGAAGAGGCAAATAGGAAAATCAAAGAAGAAGCAAACAATATGCTAAAGCAAAGCGGAGCTGAAGCATTAGCTGATATTATGGGTCATTTTACAGATAAATTAGTTAATGCTAATATTGAATTAGAAAAGCCTAAAAATATTAGAACAATTATTAAAGCTAAGATTAATGGAGAAGTTGATTGGATTAAAGTTATTGGAGTATTATTTAATGCTAAAATATTGCAACCAGAAGATTTATTAAAACAATTACCAAAAGCTATGGATGAATGTGGTGTAAAGTCAATTGATGGAATTGAATTATATGAACATAAAACTCAAGTAATACGATGAACATTTTAATTGAAGCAAATAAAATTGTTAATGATAGGTCTGAAGAAAAGCAAAGGCAATATGGACCATTTGCCGAAGGAATGGAAAAAGCAGCTAAAATAGCTTCTATTATGTCAAATAAAGATTTTACAACAACTGATATTTATAATTGCTTAATTGCTTTAAAATTATCTCGCGAATCTTATAATCATAAAGAAGATAATTTATTAGATGCTGTAGCTTATATTGCTTCATTAAATGACTATAAAAATTCTTTAACATTATGAAAACAGCAATAATTGGAATAATAAATAATCCAGCTACTTCAGAGAACTCTCATTCAGCTGGTATGAATTATATAGTGTCAAAGTTATTTGATGCACCTATATTAAATGAGAATGAAGATTGGAATGATTATGATAGATTAATCATATATCATGGAGTTAATTTTAAGGAAGGTTCATTTAATATAATTGGAGGTTTTTCAAATGATATTTTTATTAGAATAAAAAAGTTAATTGATTATAAAGGTGAGATATTAACTTTAGATGGATTTCAATTAATTGATTTAATTAAAGCTAGAAAATTATACAATTATACTTATGATAAAGTATTTAATTCAATTAAATTACCAAATAAAGATAAATTAGTAATTGGTGATTCTCATTCAATATCTGTTTGGCCAAATGAAGAATATACAATATCTAGAAATGATGGCAAAACATTACATGGGTTTTTAAAATTAAATTTAGATTTATCTAATTATAAAGAGATAATATTTTATTTCGGAAATATTGATATTAGATTTCATTTAGCTAGGCAATCAAATCCAATAGAAGCAACTAAAGATTTATTTAATCATTATTGTGAATACGCTTCTAAATATAATTGCTCATTAACTCAATTGCTTCCAATTGAAGATGAATCTAGAAAAATACCAAGCACTGGATTATATAAAGGTAAACCATTTTATGGTGGTATTGAATTAAGAAAAGAATTAAGAAATATAGCTAATGATATAATGAAAAATTCTAATTTAAAATTTATTGAATGGCCTGATTATTTTGTAGATATTAATGGCAATTTAAAATTTGATATTATGGAACCTAAGCAATCAGTCCATATTCGACCTAAATATTATCAGAGAAACATAAAAAAACAACTTTCACTTTTTTAAACAATCAAACATGAAAAAAATTAAAGTAGCAATCGTTGGTGCTGGTAATTGCGCCAAATCATTAGTAGAAGGAGTCCAATATTATACTCAAAATAATAATGAATTATTTGGGTTAATGAAGAAAGATATTGGAGGTTATTTGCCTGAACATATTGAATTTGTATGTGCATTTGATATTGATAAAAGAAAAATTGGTAAATCATTAGGTGAAGCATTAAAAGAGAAACCTAATAATGCATACAATATTGTTGATAAAATTAATTGTGAAGCTTTGGTATATGAAGCTCCAATAATTGATAGTTACGCATCATTAATGGAGAATTATCCAGTTGATAATAGGTTTTTAGTTGACCAAAAATTAAGAATAAAAACAGATTTAAATTATTATAGTTCAACTTGTGATATAGATAGCATAATAGAATTTTATAAGAAAAAATTATCTAATATTTTATTAGAAAATAAAGTAGATGTATTAATTAATTATTTGCCAGTTGGTTCTCAATTAGCTACCGAATTTTGGGCTAATATAGCTATTGAAAATAAAATATCATTTGTTAATTGCATTCCAGTATTTATAGCTTCAAATAAAGAATGGGAAAAGAAATTTTATGATAATAAAACTACTATTATTGGCGATGATATGCGTTCGCAATTTGGAGCTTCAATATTATCTCAAATGCTTCAAGAATTAGCATTTGAAAGAGGGCATAAAGTTAAAGCACATATACAACGCAATGTAGGTGGCAATACTGATTTTTTAAATATGGAAGATAAATCAAGATTGTCTTCAAAAAAAATATCAAAAGAAAATGTAATTAAATCTCAAAATGAAATTAGAAATATATCTATTGATGGCTCATTCTTACATGCTGGGCCTAGTGAATATATAGCTTATTATGGTGATAATAAAGTAGCTAATTTTAGATTAGAATTAGAAGGTTTTGGAGGAGCACCTGTAATTTTAGACGCCCAATTATCAGTGCAAGATTCTCCAAATTCAGCTGGAGTAGTGATTGACGCTATTAGGTACATTAAAGTAGCAAATGAATTAGGGATATATGGAGCACTAAAAGGCCCATCAGCTTTCACACAAAAAACACCACCTAAGCAAATGATGTTTGTTGATGCATTAAAAGAATGCGAAGCTTTAGCTAATAGACAATACACTGATTCAACTTTAAGAATAAATTAATTATGGAAATATATGCCTATGATTTTGATGGTGTAGTATCTATCGGAATTAATCCTAGAAATGACAATGATATTATAATAACTGGTCGTTGTATTGATGAAAAAGAATATGTATTAAATGAACTTAATAAAAGAAATATTAATTGCAAAGTTTATTTTAATCCAATGACTTTAAATGAAAGAGGCAATCATACTATTGATTCAAGAATTAAATCAGGAATGCATAAAGTTAGTACTATAATTGATTTAATTAAGAATGGAATTAAGATAACTAGATTCTTTGAAGATGACCCAATTCAATATGAGTTATTAAAAGAAATTGATTTCGCAATAGAATTAGTTTTTATTCAACATTATTTAGTAGAAAAATAAAATGGAAAAACAAATTAAAATTAAAAATGGTGTTCATTATATTTATAGCACTCAATTAAAAACATTTAATGATAATGATATTGAATTAAATTCATATAAGCATGTTGATTTTAAAGATAAAACAGTGCTAGATATTGGAGCTTGTATTGGTTCATTTTCAAGATTAGCATTTGAAGGCAATTGTAGTAAGTATATTGCTTTTGAACCAGATGAAGATAATTTTAATATGCTAAAATTAAATAACAAAAATTTAAATTCTGAAATATTCTTAGGGGCAATATCTAATTGTGATGATGAGTATATTAAATTTTATAAAGCAGAAAGTGATAATAAGACTATTGGCTACACTGAAAGCAACTCAACTATAGATAATATTAAATCAAATAGAATAGAGCAATTAGTTAAAAATTATAACTTTAAAAAAGTATTAGATAAATATAAACCACAAATAATTAAATGCGATATAGAAGGAGGTGAGTTTGATTTGTTTTGCGATTATCTACCTAATTATGTCACTGAAGTAATTATTGAGTTCCATGTATTAAATAAAAAAGAAAACTTATATAAGTTATGGTTTGAGATATTTAATAAAACTTTTTTAGGGCAAAAATGGCAAATAGTTAAACAACCAAAATATGTTTGTAGGAATTGGACTACATTTAATGGATTAAATGTATTTACAATTGGGTTTAAAAGAGAAAGCAATTGGTTAGAATTAGATAAAAAAGCCAAATACAAAACGCTTGATAAAATAATTAATAGAAAATATAGTGGAATTAATGGACATGAATTAGATTCTATAATAAATAAATATTGTGAAAATCAAAATAGATTAAGCAATAAAAATAAAAGCTTTATAGAGTATTCATTATTAGAATATAAATCAATAAAACAATTATTATGAAGGATTTAATTAATATGAATGTTATTGATGATGTTGGATATTTCTTTAATAAAGTAAATGAAAGAGCTTTATATAAATTAGGATTTGTAGAAAATTATAGTGATGAAAATCAACCGGCTTTAGGAATAAATGTTGAATATTTCCATCCACAAATTACATTAGATGATAGGATGAGATACATAATGGAAAATATTGTTGTATCTAATCTTTCTATTGATAATATTATTTGTAATACTATTATATCACATTTTTATGGAGCAAGAGGTATTCATCAAATATTAACTAGAGATAATAATCCAAAAACAGCATTAGTTGATTTTGAAAGATTAAATAATGATATTGAATATGAAAATGAAATTAGAATTAATTTAAATGATGCAGTATCATTAGGTTTGCCAATATATGGTAGCACTGAATTGAGAACTAGTTTATTTGGAGCATCAAATAATTATGTTAGCAAATTAAAAAATCAAACTAGAAATACTGATAAAATAAATATATTGCTATGGGTTAGTTCATTTATCAAAAATGGTATTACTAAAAAAATGGCGAATGCTAATTCATTAAAAGAAATGTTTGATGTTTTAAATAATATTGAAGGTGTAGGTGGTTATTATGGTTATCATTGTTCTACTAGCAATAGTGTAAATCCTAAAATTAATATTAATCATGATGAGCGGTTTTGCGTTCCAGGACCAGGAGCTAGAAAAACTTTAGATATGATGTTCAAAGAAGATTGCAAAATACCTTATGGTGATAGAGTGATTTGGTTTAGAGAGAATTATAAACAATTAATTGGTGAAATATACTTACATGACAGCACACATAATGTAATTGTCAATGGTAATAAAATATTGCAAGATGAGCAAGATGAATTAAAGACTTATGGATGTGAAGTTGGTTTATGCCAATATGGTGTTTATGTAAGATTAAAAAATAATCCTCATTTAATTAATAAAAGAAAAGTTGCTAGAGTTGAAGACAAAACAATGCAACTATTTTTTAATAGAATTAAAACTACACTTTTTTAAATAAACTAAAATAAATACAAACTATGGAATTAAAATTTGAATTTGAATCAATTCGCAAATGGGCTAAAGAAAGAGGCATTTATGAAAAAGGAGATGCTAAAACTCAGTATTTAAAATTATGCGAAGAAATGGGCGAATTAGCTCAATCATTATTAAAAAATAATGAAGAAGAATTTGTTGATGCAATTGGTGATTGCGTTGTAGTTCTTACTAATTTAGCTGCTTTAAAAGGTTATAATATTGAAGATTGCATTAATAGTGCTTATGATGTTATAGCTAAAAGAAAAGGCAAAATGGTTAATGGAACTTTTGTAAAAGAATAATTATGAGATATACAGTTAGAGGGAAGAAAGGTCCTTATGATGGTCCTTTCACTAAATCTATCATCACTTATTTCTTAGAAGATGATAATGGAAAAACAATATTTTGGCATGAAGGACCAAATAAAAAATTAAATGCTGAAATTGGGGATGTAATAACTGGTTTAGTTGTAAGAGATGATGATGTAGTTGATTATAACAAATCAAATATCGAAATAATTTTAAAACAATTAAAATTAAATTTATGATAGAGTCTCATCACATTAAATTTACTAATGCAAATCAAGCTTTTGTTAATTTGTATAATTATGTAAATAACTATGGTCAATTAATTAATAATACTAAGACAATTTATAATATTGGTTTTTATATTACAAATCCATTAGATAATTTAATTAATTGCAAAAGTAGGAATTGGTCTAAAAATTATGGTGATATAGAATGGCAATGGTATTTATCAAAAAATACTAATGCAATTGAATTATCTAAAATAGCAAAAATTTGGGAGAATCATTTAGATAGCAATGGTAATGTAAATTCAAATTATGGTTATCAATGGTCTCAATCAAATCAATTAGATTTAATTATAAAAGAATTGATTAGAGACAAAAGTACTAGAAGAGCTTATATTACAATTTATGATGGTAAGCAAATTGAAAACTCATTAGCAACTAATTGTGGATATTCTCTTGACACGCCTTGTACTTTAAATATTGGATTCAATATAATTAATGATGAAGTAAATATGAGTGTAATGATGAGGTCTAATGATTTATGGTATGGGTTTTGCAATGACCAATATTGCTTTTCTAATTTATTGAATTTAGTTATTGATAAATTAAATAGCAAAGGATTTAATTACAAATGCGGAGTTTATTATCATTTCGTAAATAATCTTCATATTTATTCTAATAAGTTTAACAAACAAATAAATTTTTAAAATGGAAAGAGACCAATACATCTATTACCCAGCATTGTCAGCTTCAAGAATTAAATCATTTTATAATGGTGAAATGATTTTTTCTTCAAAAGCACTTGATTATGGACAAAGTTTTCATTATCAATTATTGGAAACTAGTTATGATAGTATGCCAAAAGAAGTACAATTCATTCATGATAAAATAATGGAACATCCAATTGCTGGATATTTATTTAAAGATACTAAAAAAGAATTTGCTATGGTTAATGATTTAATTATAGAAAATAAATTAGTAAATGCTAAAGCTATGTTTGATATTTATTGTGAAGAAAAACAAATAATAGCTGATATTAAAACAACTTCAGCAACTAATTTAAATTCATTTATTTCTGATATGACTAAATATAATAATCATATACAGGCTGTATGGTTTAGTATGGTAGCTAATTTAGACCCTAAAAACTTTTATTATATAGGAGTAAATAAGAAATTCAATAAAAATAAATTAAATCAAGAATGCATATATGTGTATAGGCATACTGATGAAGAGATTGAAAAAGCTAAATTTTTAATTAATAATTATATTAAAACGCAATGGGAGGAAGTAAAAAAATATCTTGGACAAAGGACCCAAAACAAGTAAAAATGACAACTGGAGAATTAATGCTTTCAATTATTGATACTAAACAACATTATACATTTGAAGAATGGATTGAATCAATTTATGAAAATGCTAAATCAATTTATGATTATACACCAAATGGAAATAGACATACTTCTTCAGTATGGCCTAGAAGAGCAATAATTGGAATTGCTGTTAAACATTGGAGAGGAAGAAAATCATTAAGTGAAATTGGTAAGCAAATGGCAAAATGTGAAAATAGAGAATCTAAATTCGACCATTCAACTTTAATTTACAATGTACAAAAACATGATGAGCATTTAAAATTTAAAGATTATGGTTTTGAAGATTATTATTTATTGTATAATAAATTATTAAATAAATGCCGTAGTTGTGGATTAATTAAATATTACGAACATGAAAAATGAAGAAAGAGAGATTTATAAAACAATAACTAATTATTTAGTTTATCAATATCCTAATTTAATATTTAGATTTGATTTTGCTGCTGGATTATGGTTGAATAAATATCATGCTATGTTGCATGGTAAATTAAATCCAATAAAAGGATTCCCAGATTTATTTATTGCTTATAAGAATTTAAAGTATAATGGTTTATTTATTGAGATTAAAACTGAAAAATCAACTCCATTTAAAAAGAATGGAGAATTAAAAAGTGGAGACCATTTAATAGAACAACAAATGATTTTAAATAAATTAAATGAGCAAGGATATTATTGTGTATTTGGAATTGGATTTGATAATTGTAAACAAATAATTGATGACTACATAAATAACAAACTTTAAATAAAAATAAAATGGACAAAAGAGACACATGCATTTTTTATAGGTCAATATTTGAATCTATACAAGAATTAACTAAAGAGCAACAAGCAGATATTTATAATGCTATATTTGAATATTGCTTAAATTTTAATGAATTAGAATTAAATGGTATAACTAAAACAATATTTAACTTAGTGAAGCCAGTGCTATCTGCTAATAATTCTAGATATATGAATGGTAATAAACCTAAGATAAAAAAGCAAATAGAAGAAAAGCAAGAATTAAGCAAACAAAAAGCAATTAATAAGGAAGATAAAAGCGAAAGTGAAGCGTATAAATATAAGTATAATAATAAGTATAATTATAAATATTGGTCTTCAGAAGAATTTGTAAATTCAATTAAGGAAAATAGTAATGGATATGAATCACAAATGCTAAAAGAATTTTATAATCATTGGAGTGAAAAAGATGCTAATGGTAAAATGAAATTCCAATTAGAAAAAACTTGGGAAACAAATAAAAGATTAGTCACTTGGAAAAAAAGATATGACCAATGGAATAAAAAAGATAATAATCAAAATAATAATCAATTATCTCGTTCACAAAGAGGTGTTAAATATTGAGAATTATGGAAGATATATTATCAATCGAACAAAGTGTATTGTCATACATCATTACATCATCTGATTCATATAAAGAAATATTATTTAAAATAAATCAAGACCATTTCTCAAATGAATTATGTATTAACTTTTATAAGTTGATTAAATCATTAGATGAAAAGAATATTGTACCAAATTTAGTAACAATAAACAATGAGAACAGAATTAAAGAATTAATTTCTAAAAATGATTTAGTTAAAATAGTAAAATGGCAAAGTGAAGTTAGTTATTATACTCCAATTAATGACTATATTGAAATATTAAATGACAATAGAATTAAAAGATTATTATCAAATAAAATTACTACTACAGCATTTAAATTAAATGACAATATAAAAGGTGACTCAATTTGCCATGAATTAATAAATGATTTAAATGATTTATTAGATTTAAAAGAAGATAAAGAAGCCATAACAATGGTTGATTTAGTTAAATATGAAAGAGAATCTTTTTATAATAGAAAATATTTATCTGAATCTGGAAAAACTACTGGATTAAATACTGGAATTAGTGCATTAAATAAATTTACTGGTGGTTTTCAAAATGAATTTGTAATTTTAGCTGGTAGGCCTTCAATGGGTAAAACAGCAGCGGCTTTATTTCATGCATGTAATTTTAATGAGCATGGAATTTATTTTAATTTAGAAATGAATAAAAGCCAACTTTGTCAAAGATTAATATTGCAAAATCAAATTGAAGATATTAATAGTTCTAAATTAAGAGATGGCACTTTATCTCAAAATGAAATATTAGCATTTGAAAAAACAATAGGTGTTATTGAAAAAATGCCAATTAAGATTTATGATAAGTCTAGGTGCGGTGTACATGAAGCTATTAGAATAATTAAAAAGGAAGTTAAAAAGAATAATTGCAAATGGGTGATAATTGATTATTTGCAATTAATGACTATTGAAGGAAGCAAAGGCGGCAATAGAGAATTAGAAGTAGCTGAAATAAGTAGAACATTAAAAGCTGCTCAAAAAGAATTGAATATAACTATAATAGCATTAGCTCAATTATCAAGACAAGTAGAACAAAGGCAAAATAAAAGACCTATTCTTAGTGATTTGCGTGAGTCAGGTTCACTTGAACAAGATGCTGACACTGTTATATTCATTTATAGACCTGAGTATTATGGTTTAATGAATGAGCAAACAAATGAGCAATACACTAATGAAGTGTTTTATTTATTTGAAAAGCATAGGCAAGGAGCTACAGGTGAAGTTATGTTTAGACATAATCAAACAATTACTAAATTTTATGATAATGAAAGCTCATTTAATTCAAATAAGGCTATAACTCCTAATAACTTTTATGAAGTTGAAAAAGATGAACCATTCTAAATTATATACACTTACATGTATATGGTAAAAAATGCCACAAAAGTTTGCTTTTCAAAGTTTGTAGATGAAAATTTTCTCATTGAGAATTAGTCACTTGTGAAAAACTTTTTTTGAAAATGTAAAACGTATTCAAGTAATGGTATACTTTAGCATCATTCAAACAAACAAAAACTTAAAAACTCAAACACAATGGAAACTTCAATCACAATCAACAATCTTTCTCAAGCAGAAATTGAATTAATCGCTCAAAATCGCGAATTGGAATTACAAAAACAAATAGAAATTCAAAATAGAATTAATGATAAAATATTAAAAGCAACTAACGATATTAAAGGTAAATGCAAAAAATGGGCTGAACAAGTTGAAGCAGCTAAAGAGTATTATTTAGATTTTGATTCTAATTTGTATTCATTAGAAATAAAAGAATTTATGATTGAGAAAGATATTTATGGAGATAATTATGATGATGGCGTTGTTGAAAAAATTATAATGTATGCAAGCCAAGCTACAATTATTAGAAATGACTACAAAAGACCAATAAATATTGAAGAGCATATCACATACAGTTCAAGATGGGATGTTAGAGGTACTAATAATGGTTATAAGCTAACTTTATTAGATGATAACTATAATACAAAATATTATAAGAAAGCAGAAAGAGTACATAATAAAATTCAAGAAAAAATAGATGCTATTAATGCTGAAAAATTATCTCAATTAAATAAGAAGAATGCAGTTGAATTAAACTTAGAATCGCTTAAAGATAAATATAAAGATGCAAAAATAGAATCGTCAAAAGAATATAAAAGAAGTGGTAAAGATTATATTACAATTGATGTTATAAATGTTTATTTGCTAAATGGAGTTAAAATTGTTAATAGAGTTTATGAAAATGGCAGAATGTCTATATATGATGTAACTTTTCCTGGAAATGGAAGTGATGTGACAACGATAATAGATGGATTAAATTCATTATCATTCTAATCACTTAAGATGAAAGATATGAAAAGCAATGTTATATTTTACAAAGGAGAAAATAAAATTAAAGAGCACTCATCAGAAACAAAAATAGCAATAGGTATAATAGCACATAGTTTAGATAGATATTTAGAAAATGATAAAGAATCGAATTATTATGCTATAATAAATGAAGATAATAAGTTAACTAAAGTTTATATTAATCCATATAATAATAAAATAGTCATATTAAGTTTAGATTTAAATTATAATTAATGTCAATTATTAAAGGTAAAAAAGGTGGTTGGAGGCCTAATTCAGGTCGCAAAAAAAAGTATGATGAAGATACTGAAATGACTTGCTTTAGGCTTCCAATTTCACACAAAAAGAAAATCAAAAAAATTGTATCTGATTATTTAAAAACAATTCAAATAAATGAAAACAATAGATAACATAGAAAACAAATTTGAAGCAAGCCATGAGCTTCCTAGCACTATCATCGAACAAACAATTAATCTTATTAAAGATAAAATAAATGGAAATGATGAAACTAATAATGTAGCAATATTAGTTTTGACTGCATTAAAAAATAGATTAGAAATAGAGCAAAGATATTATATGGAAAAAGCTTATATAGTTGGATGGGATTGTGGTTGGGAAGAATGTGGTTCTAATTATAGAGATAAAAAAGATGAGAAGTTAATAACTGATTTTGAAACATTTTATAATAAAATAAAAAATGAGCAATCAAAATAAAACTCCAATTACTCAATTAATTGAATTATATGTTGAAAAGGCTAATTTAGCTTATGATAAACATTTAGAAACTATGCATACTGATATTAAAAGCAGTGAAAAGTTTTATGATAGGTTCCATATAATAGGTAATTTAAAGCAACAATTAATTGATGAATTTTTAGTAATAGAAAGAAATTATATTTTAGAATTAATTAATGAATTAAAATCTACTACTAATGAAGATTTAATAAGTTCAAATGAATATTTTAATAACGATTTTTGGAGAGCAAAATAATTATGTCAAAAACTAGAAGAATAAATTATAAAGATATTCAATTAGATGTTGAATATGAATATGAAGCTTATGATGCTATTGAATATAATAGCACTGGCTTTGGAGGTGGAGTTGAAATATTAAATATTTTTTGCGTACAAAAAGACATCACTAATTTATTTTTTTATAAAATAGATATTGGTGATATAGAAGAAATAATAATTGATATTGAAGATGATGAATAAAAGTTTGCTAAATGACTTATTTGTGTACTTAATGATGTTTATTATTGTTTTGATATTATCTTTAAGCTGGGCATTTCTAATAATTAATGAAGATAAAAACAAAAAGAAATAATTATGAAACAAACAGCAGTAAATTATTTATATCAACATTTTATTATTCTATTAATAGAATTTGCGGAAGATAAAATTGATTATGAAAAATTTGGTCAATTAATGACAATTGCAAAAGATGCAGCAAAAAATATAGAGCAATTCCAAATTGAGCAATCTTATAATGATGGCAATTCAGAATGGAATGAAGTTGAATATAAAAATGGAGAACATTATTACAAACAAAAATATGGACAATAAATTATTATTTATCCCTTGCGCTATAGAATCAATTAGCACTAGAAAAGATAAGACATTAAAAATAACTATTGGAACACAAGAGTTAGACCCAAAATCAATGTCACAATTATTAAACCAATGGTCTAATGGATATGGAATAATGGCATTTAAAAAAGAAGAATTTAATATTGAAGAAAAAGAATTATTAGAATCAATTAAAATAAATCAAGAAGAATTAAACACTAAAACGCCATCACAAAGACTAAGAGCAGTATTATACATATTGTATACAAAAAATAATGAAGGCTATAATGACTTCACTAATTATTACCTATCTAAAATAGAAAAATTAATTAAAACAATTACAAACAAAATTGACCAATACGACAATAATTTCTAATAAAAAATAATTTAATTAATCTTTTTTAATTTTGTAAAAAAATATCAGTATATGCCATTACTACAAGGTGAATCTCAAGCAGTCATTAATGCTAATATTAAAAAATTAGTAGAAGAAGGCTACACTAGAGAACAAGCATCAGCAATAGCATATAATGAAGCCAAAAAATCAAAAAATAAAAGATTAAATAAATTATATGCAAGCAGGTCGTAAAACATTATACAAAAAAGAATTTAATAATATGGCATATAAATTATGCCTATTAGGATATACAGACGAAGACTTAGCTGAATTTTTCGAAGTAACAAAGCAAACAATAAATAATTGGAAACACGAACATGAGGAATTTTTTTACTCATTAATACGTGGGAAGTCTGAAGCTGATGCAGAGGTTGCAAATGCATTATATAATAGAGCTATTGGATTAATTATAAAAGAGGATGCTATTACACGCGATGGTAATATTGTAACATTAAATAAGCAATTACCACCAGATGCTTCAGCTGCTAAACATTGGTTATCTAATCGCCAACCAAAATATTGGAGAAAAGATAATGAACATAATTTAAATATTACAAATGTTGAACCATTAGTTATTATTAGAACTGAAGATAGCAACAATGAAAATAATATTTGATGCAATTTAAATTAACTAGTACACAAACTAAGGCTTATGATTTAGTTATTAATAATAAGAAAAGAGTTATAGTATTTGGTGGAGCTATTAGAGGTGGTAAAACTTATTGGTTGCTTGTAACATTATCTTCATTATGTTTAATTTATCCTAGGTCACGGTATGCAATTATACGTAAGTCTTTACCTGATTTAAAGCGCACAACATTCCCATCATTTTCTTCAATATTAAATGATGGGTTAATTAATTATATTAAATCATGGAATAGAGATACAAATGTAGTTACATTTATTAATGGTAGTGAATTAATATTTATGTCTGAATCTTATGATGATGATAAAGATTTAAATAGATTTCGTGGATTAGAAATAAATGGAGCTGGATTAGATGAAATAAATGAATTGCAAGAAGTTACATTTTATAAAGTTCAAGAAAGAATTGGAAGTTGGAATAAAGCAATTGGTAGCCCACCAATAGTTTGTTTAGCTACATGCAATCCAGCTCAAAATTGGGTTAAAGAATTAATTTATAATAGATATAGAGAAAATACATTGCCAAATAAATGGGCATATATTAATTCAAGAATAACTGATAATCCATATTTGCATCCAGAATATTTAGAATCTTTAAAAGAATTACCACCAATACAATATCAAAGATTTGTTGAGGGAGATTGGGATATAAGTGACGAAGTTGTTAATCCATTTTTATATGCATGGAATGATGATAAACATATTGATGATTCTATTATTTTAAATAATAATATTCCTGTTTATATTTCAGTTGATTTTAATGTCAATCCATTATGTGCATTAATAATTCAGAATATTGGTAGAGACACTAATATAGTTGATGAGATTAAAATAAATAAAGGAAGTGTTGATGCTTTTTGTGATTATGTTGAGGGATATGGAATACCAAATGGATTGATTAGAATAACTGGAGATGCTATGGGTAAAGGTTCATCAATACAACAAAGGGATAATTCATCAGCATACACGCAAATAAAACGTCGATTAAAATTATCTGATAGTCAAATAATAATACCAGGCAATCCAACTCATTTTAATTCTAGAATTGATTGCAATAATGCTTTAAATAAATTAAAGATTAAAGTTAATTCTAAGAAATGCAAAGGCTTTGTATTTGATGCTAAACAAGTACAATGTGATAGTGATGGAAAAATAATTAAATCAAATAGAAATAATTTGGCCCAAAGAGCTGACTTATTGGATTGTTTTAGATATTATGTCAATTCAATTATTAAAAGATATTTATAATTTTGTTGAATATAAATAACATGAATTATGTGTCAATGCAATAAATGTTTTAATTCAG